CCCAAGAGTCTGTTGAATTAGCCTGAATCGTGGCAGAAGTAAAATTCGCATTGTTGAGCCATATCTTATTAACGTTTTGAGAGCTGGCAAGGTCAAAAATCAAAGTAATTGCAACAGAGAATGAAGCAGCTCGCCACACGGCTGCCGGATCGAGTTCTGTCAGATTTAAAGCCGGAAACAACGGGTTTGTGCTGTTTGTGGTTATACTAACAATCTCACTAAAGTTGTAATCAGGCATCAATCTCATCTTCTAATCACCCCAGGTTTCTAATTCTTCAAGCTCGTTAATTGCTCCGATCAAAGCATCAGCATTCGCTGTTTTGTTTTCTTTGAGTATGTTTTTTAGTTTCGCTAGTAATTCGCTTGCAGAAAGAGTTTGGTAATAAACCTCTGTTTTACTGCCATTTGTCTGCATCACAGTTTCGGCAAAAACAGAAAGAGCGTCACTTAAGTCGGTTGTAAGAGATTTGCTGAAATTCTGTTTTTCGATGTCGGCAATCGTTTGAGTGTTAGTTAAAATCTGATTCTGAATTTCAAGAAACGCGTTGAAAGAGTCTTGAAAGCGCTCAAACGCTGCCATCTGCTCTTCAACAGCCAAACTCGAGTTGAGTGACTCGGCTTTCGCATCTTTATAAAGCTGCTCGTAGACACTCGATGCGCTTTGTAAGATACTTTGCTGAGCAGCGTAAGCTTCAAGCATTTTTTGAGGGTCATTTCCTGCGTCAGCAAAAGCTTTTGTTAGATCAAAATCCTGAAACCCCGCTTTCTCAAGCAGCGGGAGCATGGTCTTAATCATTGATGAGTTGTTAGCTACATCGCTGTTCCCGAGAAGCATATTCATCAAGCCGCTGTTTTGAGGAATTAGGCTCGCTAATGTCGCAGAGCCTAAGAAACTGCTCGTTAAGCCGGTTCTTGCCGTCTGCTTCGCTTCTGACAATGCGATCTTGGCCTCTTCGAGTTGCTGTTGCATCTGCGTGCGCTCAGCAAGCGAGTATTTGTAAGTCGGGTTATCAAGGGCGATCAAAAGTTTTGTGATTTCTGAGCTTATATTTTGATACGCTTGGAAATATTGGTTTGAAAGTCCTTTATAGTAACTACCATTGTTGCCGCCGAATTGATTCGAGAGGTTTGCAAACTGTGCATACAAATTATAGTTATTCGTAGCTTCTTTGTTTTTTGCAGAAATCTCAGACTCGATTTGGCTCTTGGTTTTGCCTCCGTAAAGCAAGGTTTGAGAAGCGTTGTAAGCAGATTGTGCATCTGTAAAATTTGCCGCAGCTGCTTGAATTGAATCGCTTCGCCCGAGATTAAAAGTCGCAAAGCTTCGCTGGGCTTGTTCATCAAGCGCTTTTGCCTGCAACTCTTCTAGATATTTTACGCTTGATTGTGCTGCCTCTTGATTGTGAATTGTATAACTCTTTTTACGATTGAAGAGACTGCCTGACTTGCTGCTTGTAACCCAAGTATAAGCAAACTCAGCTTCATCGAGAAGCTGTCTGGTATATTCAGAGACACCGAGAGCTAAAAACATTTCATCTCTCAGAGTCTTTGCTTGATCAACTTGTGCGTTCAACTCAGTTGATTTGTTAATATTTTCAGCGCCAACAATCTTTCTTTTGCCCAGCAAGCCGCCGTCGCTTGTAAGAAAAGAGAGGCCTAAGCCGATACCAACGTTGCTTGCAAGAGCGGCCCAGTTAAGTGAAGTATTACCTGAAGAGTTCTTGGTGTAAATTTGCTCGAAAAGTCCGCTGCCGCTAGTAAGCGACCCCATATTATTTTTATTAAAAAGCGAATTTATAGTATCGCCTAAGGCTCCACCAACAACGCTTTTGATACCCGAACCCAACGATTCGGCGAAAGCAGAAAAATCAGCCCGAGCAAAGCCCTCGGAAATCGAAGAACTGATGGCGTCTTTAAATTCCGAGTTTATTTTATCCGCCGTTTTTTTAATTGTTCTGTCTGCGCTTTTTGAGCCTTTTGCAGTAAATAGTCCGCCGGTCATAAAATCCATCGCGCCGGTTGCAAGGTCGGCGGGTGTGAATTCTTTGCCCGAGAATGCTTTGGCTATGCTGCTGTCAACTTTTGAAAGCTTGTCGACTAGTTCACCTGCTTTTGTTGTGCCGTTCTTTAAATTAACTCCTAGACCGCCTGCCGCGTATGTCATATTTTCGAGCAGTTTATAAGCCTCAGATTCATTAGCTAAAAGTGGCTTAAATTGGGCGTTAAGGCTCGCATAACTTTTTACAAGCTGCTCTGCTGCTTTTGCTCTTTTTTCATCTAGCTCGGTGACTTTCTCGGCATTTTCTTTATTTACTTTGCTCTCACTTGCAGAAGCTGCTTGACTTTCAACTATCGCTTTTTGCTGTCTATTGATAACTTCAAGCGTATCTTTTTCATCGACAAGAGCTTTTTTGATTATCTCAACTTTTTCAATCTTTGCGTTCAGAGCTTCTAATTCTGCGTTATATTGAGTGACTTCTTTTTGAAAACCTCCGAGCTCATAGCCGGATCTTGCACTTTTTAACGCAGACTGAGCTTTAATCAATTTGTTTTCTAAGTCAGATTTTTGTTTTTCAAGTGCATCAAGAGAGTTAAATTGAGACAACTCTTGCTCAAGTTTATAAATTTTTGCGCGCGAGATGCTCGCAGGATTATTTGATTCAAACAAGCTTTGATAGTTTGTTTTTTCAAGATTAGCTGCTTGCCATTCATCGTATTTAATTTTGCCTGCATATGTAGTTACCGCAAGGCCCACACCAATAACGCCGTAGGGGTTCAGTAAAGCAGCGGCATTAAGAGCTTTTTGTGCGTTAGCTGCTTTTGTTATCGCTCCGGCAAGACTACTAAACCCATCTATAATTTTAGCAGTCGCCAAACCCGCAAAAGCGCCGGTAGTTGCGACTAGAGTTAAATTAATCACATCAAGTTGTTCATCTAGCGATTTGATTGCTTTAATTGAATCATTGATAAACTCTAACCCGGTTTTCATTGCCGGTATACCCGTGTTTTTAGCGAAATCGACAAGCGGTATGAGATTCTCAGCTAATTCGGCTTTAAGTTCATCATTTAAATCTTCAACCGAAGCAGTAAGCTGCCTGAACTTATCCGCATTACTAAGAATAAGCCCACCCATGCTCTCGATTTCTTTCCCGCCGGCTTCGAGAGTAAGTTCAAGTAATTTAGATACTTTTTGGGCCGCTGACATGCCCTGGGTCAGTTTATCAAAGCCGTCGGGGATTCTTATGCCAAGATTATCAAGAATTTGTGGCGAAGCCCGTCCGACACCGGTGACGACATCGTTAAAAGCTTGTGTCGTGTCGATACCAAATACTCTTGCGCGGCTGCGGGCAATTTCAAGCAACTTAGCCATTTGCCCGGAGTCTGTCGTAACACCCAAAGCCATCGCTTTACTTGCAGTCAAAATCAAGTTTTTATTACTAATTGTGCCGGCAGAAGCTTTTCGCAAACTTTCGATTATCTTATCTGAGTCTTCGCCTAAACTTTTAGCGTAAGCACTGAAAGATTGTGTGGCTTCAGTGTAATTCGCACCCTCTTTTAAAAATTCGAAAGCTGATTTTGTGTAACCGATACCTCTTTCTAACAACTCAAAACTTTGATTAAGGGTGTGAACAAATTTACCCCAATTTTTTTGCGCCGCGTCAGAAGTTTTGCTAAAATTTTCGGTTTCTTCATTTAAACCTTTGACAGCACCGCTAGTTTTATCGATACTGAAAACAGCTTCTTTTCCATCAACACTGATTTTTAGTTTTACTTCTTTGTTTGTCATTTTGACTTTTTCCTGAAATCGGTTATACTAAAAGCGAAGGAGAGTTGATATGGACAAAGATGCGAAGAAAGGTTTAATTGTTGTAGCAATTCTCGCGCCCTTAATGTTTTTCGTAGTGATAAACAATTTATTCGAACTCTTCATTTTTTATTCAATACTTCTTATAATCTTTTACTTTGTTTTTTCAATCTTTAAAGGCTTCTACAACTTTTACTCAAACATGTATGACTTTTTCGACAGACATAAGTAGTTCGCTTCTTCCCTCCGGTGAGTCGAGACTGATTTTTGAGCCGGACTTACCGCCTGCTTTCCCACTGCAAAAGGCGTAATAAAACGCGTCATCTATAAGCGGCACCTCAGAAACACTCTCTATCATCGCAAAATAATCAGTAACGGCAATGCACCTGATTTCATCCGGTGTTTTTGAAAAAGCCCGGCAGACCTTAATAAAAATTTTTTGCGAAGCTGTTTTGTCTGCCGGGCCCTTGCGCTTGTTAGACTTCGCAGGAGTCAGTTTTTTGTAATTTCCGGCGCAAAAACCTTATGCTGCATCCAATACTGAGCAAGCAGCTTAATCTGGTCTAAGTCGAGAGCGACCTCAATATCTTCTCTAGGCATGCAAACAAAGTTGGGCTCCGGATTCAAAGCTATTTCACATATCGCCAAATCTTGTTCTGCAATTGCTGACAATGATTTACCGCTTTCATTGTTAACGACTTTTTCAGCAGTAAGCACCCGCTCAAGCTCTTGCATCTGATGAACCGTGTAGCGAAGAGGAATTTCTTTTTCGCCGATCACAACCGATTTTTCTGTTAATTTCTTCCATGTTTTAATTTCGTTCATTGCTCATTCTCCGATTTATTTAAATGTTAGTATGTAGTTGTCGTCGCCTGCGTTTTCAAGTGCTTGACATGTAAGATCATAAGTAACGATACCGTTCGAGTCTTTAGGGCTTGAGACGCCTTCGCTAATGCATGTTTTTGGCGCAGTAAGTTCGACAATGTTTCCCGTAGTCGAACCAATTTGCACATCGACAGCTTCTTCTATGCGCCCGGTGAAATTTCCCCACCAAGCCTTAACTGCTTCTGTCGTGGCTTCGACGCTCATGGACAGGCTAGGGTCTCTGCTCACAATCATTGTGCCCTTAAGACCCTCTGGGCTGTTAACGTCAAGACGGTCAATAATTTCATTAGCAGTAGACAAACCAAGATTCGAGATTACCCCGTCAGTGAAAGAGCCAATACTTATACCGCCCGATTCTACAACCGCAGGGACGGTATCCTGATAAACAACTCCACTCGGAATCGCCGCGTCACTTTCGCCGCCGTGTCTGCCCTGCAAGTCGAAAGTCAGCGTTGCTATTTCGCCCGGAGTCATTGCAATTTCGCAGTTTCCTTTGCAGCCTAATCCCTTGATTAGCTTGCCGTCGTAGTAAAAGTAAATCGTTGCGCTTTTTTGATCAGCCGATGCCGATGAAGGCTTGTAATTAACTTCTTCTGAGTCTAGCGTGTCAACAATAGTTTCTTTTAAGCCGCAAGCCTGCAACAGCGGGCTAATTTCCGGTGGAGTGCCGGCGGCACCGGAGCCTTTGAGTTCAACTTTGATATTAAAGCCGATCTTTTTTCTGCCAATTCGATATTTAGCGGCCGAAATACTTGCCCGAACAACATTTGATGTAATTTTTGAAATATCCGGATTCACTGTCACCGGCTCTGATAAAATCGCATTCGAGGCAGCTGTCGGCTCAGCATCTGTTCCTTCTATGGTCTCAACTTTTGCAAGCAAAAGCTGGTTTCGTGTTAACAACGGCATTGTTAGCCTCCTTGTGTTAATTCGTTAAATCTGTAGCGTATTGTCAAATCAAGTGTCCCTGACGCGTATGGTTCAAAAACATCTAGTTCTTGAGCGTGTCCGACAATTCTTACATCTATTGCCGAACCGTCTAACGTTCTGCTTCCCGCGATTGTTTTTCCGAGCAATGCTGCTTGCTCGCGCCAGTTCTCACTAGCTGATAAAGCCGAAGTTGAGCAGACGTGCAATCTTAAAACAACAAGCCATTCAGCGTCAGCATACCCATTGGTCAGCAAGCTTTGCTTTTGTGGGCCGGGCTCAATGATTACGGCCGGGAACTCACTGCCGTCAAGCTCTGTAATTGCTAGACGCCGCGTTGTGGCAAGAGCAAAACCGGCGCCTGTTAAAAGGCTTTCTATAGCGCTTATTACTTGGTTACTTTGTGCCGTCATACTTGTCTGCCCTCAAGCTGCCAAGTCTGAGCCCATACCCAGTTGTTGTCTGCAAATTGTAAAAGCTTTTCATCAGTCATAAACATCACGCTTTTGTCTGACATCGGCGAAAACCCGGTCAAAGTCTCAACAATCGTCTCAAGATAGTCGTAAGCTCCTTGGTGGCCTCTTAAATCGCGAACCTGCAACGTGATACTGAATTCCATTACACGTCTTTGGATAATTTTATCGCGGTTACTCGGCTCCGAAAACCCGCTGCCGGCATAAGCGACCAACACCAGACCGTTTTTAAACGGCAACTTCTTAAAGTCTGTAGCGGCACTCGGAAAAGCAACTACTTTCAGGTCTGTGATCGCTTCTTCAAGCTTATTCACGATAGCGCTTTCGATAGTTTCAATCACAATAATCTTTCAGCCTTTCAGATGAAAATGTTCTGCCTGAACCGAAGTATTCAACCGGATTATCACTTTTTGGTGCCGCACCCGAAGACTGGGCACCCAATGCGGCAATGCCGCTCGAAACATTCTTTAAGAACGTGATTGCGCTTTTATAACGCTTTTCAACTTCTTCTGTCAGCGCAGCACCATACAACTGATATCTGGCCACATCGCAAGTAAGCCGTTTGAGATTATCAGGTATTATTGCCAGAGGCAGCGCATACCTGCTCACCAGATATGCGTCTATCTCTGCTTCGGCGTCTTCAATTGCATTTTGAATCAGAGCGGAATCAGGCAAAGCTACTCCCGCAGTTCCACGGTCTGTGAGCTGGCTCATTTCTTCCGCTCCAAAAATCTCAATCATGTCATTAACTAGCGCGTATTTCATTTTCACTTCGCTCTTTTCGGTTCAATAACCACAACACCACTATCAACCAGAGATTTAGCCTCGTCTGCGGTTAATTCAACAATATCGCCCGCTTCATAGAACGTGCCGTTATGTTTGAGCGTGTAATTACATTTATAAGTGTCCAATGTGTTTACATGAATATCTGAGAGCTCGGTTGTTTTTATACTTGCTTTTGCCATATTAACCTCCGTCAGCTTACAACGTTCTGAATCAGATAGCCCAGGCGGTCGGAAGTGATTACTTCTTTAACAGTTTCGCCTGCGCGAACTATATGACTGCCTCTTGCGCCGATCATTTTGTCAGGGATTACACCCGCAATACGAGTTCCCTGACGTGCCGTGAAACCAAAAGTCATACGGTTGTTTGAATTACTGGCCAAACTGTCACGGTAAATTAGCGACAGGTGATTTCCCCATACCCTCGAAAGCGACATGGTTTTGCCCTTCTTGGCGGTGTTTAAGAAAGCTTCCCCGACAACCACATCATCGAGCTCAAAAAGTTTAGCGATTTGAGCACGTGTCGCAATTCCCGAATCCCCGCTGTTAGCGTTCGCCGCTTTAACGATTTGCGGGTGAGTGCTAAGCTTGTCGAAGGCTTTGCGACCTATAACCATAACATTACCGCGAACAAGCATGCTGCTTAAAGCGTCCCGAATTGTTTCGAGAGGGTTTGAAGCTACATAGTCATCGAAACGATCGCTGCCAGAAAGAGCTGCTTTGTTTTCAGTAGCGTATTGGTTGGCATCAAAAGTTAATCCGGCTGCACGAACTTCACGATCAAGCAAAATCAGGTCGATAATACCCTCACT